CATCTTCTAGGGCTCGAATCTGCTGCGTCCGCGCCTAATGCATATGTTAGATCATCTCCAGGAATTATACTTTGTGTAAAATCGGTGTTTACAGTAACTGTATCTATAGTTTGATCACCAATTATGATATTCGCTATTCCTGTTAAATCACCAGCCATGTTTATATTTCCAGAAACTGCTAAGTCTCCAGTTATGTCAGTGCTAGATTTAATATCTACTGTACCTGATCCATTAGGGTCAAAAATAATATTAGAATTACTTATAGAACTAATTTTATTATCATCAAAAATTAAACTTGCAGTGGTTAATCTATCATGGAATAGTTCTGATCCTGCGATAAAAACTGAAATACCTCCCACCAATGTTGAGATTGTATTTGTGTTTATTCTTAGATTACCTGTTGCGACCTGTGTGTCAACTGTTAGATCAGTGGTTTTTATATTTGAATTTACGTCAAGTTCGTATGAGGGAGTAGAATCTTTGATACCTATTCGTCTATTTGTAACATCTAGATATAAAAGATCTGTTTCAAAGGCTAGATCTACCCCTGCTCGTAGTAGGTTGTCTGTTAAAACCTGACCGCCTATACGTCCTATTTGACTCATGATTAATTAGCGTACCCGTAATAGATAGTTACGTAAACTGGATTTCCCATTCCGCCTGTGGCCGGAACTGCTGATGTAAATTTTACATACCAACCGTCTGCATAAGGAGCATTGGGACCTGTTAAGCTACCGCTAACACTCTGCTGAACAGAATAGTTAGTTGTGGAAATCTGCATTACATTTTCCACTAATACGATTATATTATCTGCACTAGCAGAATAAGAACTAACATAACTTGCGTTTAACGGTCCAAACACCGTTTCTACTCCATCGCCCGGTCCTAAGGTTTGTTTTGTAATTGCGCCTGCTAATGAGCTAGCTACAGTAACCCAAGAACCACCAACATACGCTTCTAAGATATTTAAAGATGTATTATATCTAAGTGTACCGTTGGCATCTGTAGGCTGTCTCACGCTGGTAAGTTGCGGCCTTTCAGCAGTGCTGCCTTTAGGTAGCATTAATCCGCCTTTAGCATTCATTACTATTCTATTACCTGGTCCGTTTCCTCCAGGATAATAAATTAGAGCACGATCATTGATGCTAAATTTAGAAATATTTTTTGTTTTTAGGAATTTCATACTGGTAATGCGCTCACAGTAACAGAAAGTCTAGCTGATGAAGATGTACCTACCCAAATTTCGTCTCCTCCGTCTAATACAACTCTTTCTTCAGAAAAGAATACAGTTTCGCCTGCAGGTACTGTTAAATTGCTTACTATTAAATTTCCAGCAACATATGATTGTCCTCGTCTTACTAGATACACATTTACATTTACTGAATTAATAGTTTCGTCAGAACTGTTTGGTGCTGCTGTATTACAAAATGCTATAGTTGTTATTGCATGCGATCGAGACACTGAAGATCCTGGACCTTCAGGATGTCCTACCGGTAATGAGGTTCCTATCGGCGAACCGTTAGTAGATCCTGTAAACACTTTTACAGGAATTGTTACTGAAGAAGAATCAATTAAAAATATTGTTCCTTCTGGATTTTCATAATTTCTTATCATATCTGCCTCTTAAAAAAGCATCGCAAACACCAATGCTTTATTTTTACTTATTAATTCTCCAGTACGTTTTGTTGCATCGGTACTGTCATTCACAAACCATAAACCAGTTTGACCAATTGCCGGACTTGCAGCATACAACAATGTACTGCCACTGACATAGGCAGGAGTAACGGGTGTAAATGGTGCGGCTAGGGGAGGACTTTCACCGCTGGTGCCGATTCTTTCTAATTGTAAAGCATAATTAGTCTGTAATTTACCAGTACCCTGGGTTCGTATGATGATATTTTCGTTAGTTATACCTGCTCTGCTGGTTATTTCGTTTCGATCTATACCACCTGCAAATTCTAAATCGCCTACTTCTAATCTATTAGGATAAAATTGAGCAATTAAACTATTATCTACAATAACCGATACGGCGCTTTCGCCGTAGGTACTAAATCCTGTTTCAGCAGTAAAAAATGCCAAAGATCCTTGTTGACCTGCTACGTTTGGAGTGATTTCTTTATCAGCAATTGTAACTCTAGTATCTTGACTTTGTGGAGCTACAATCTGGAAAGTTGGATTATTTAAGATAGAATCATCTACATATTTCTTGTTTGGAATATCATCGTCGTGCGTGACTTGATCTTCATAAGTATCTGTACCTATAACTTTTACGACACCTGTACCTGTACCGATTAAAGTAAGATCTCCATCGTCCGTGGTAGCATTAGTCTTAATCCGTCTTACTCTAATATTACTTTCATCAAAATTAAAAGGTCCGGGAGCAGAATTGTTTCCAAATAACCAAGTGTCGTCTGTTTCGTTGTAAAGAAACGATACGGCTGCACTTGTTCCTCTATCAATTTCTATACCTGAATAAATTAATGTTACTCCTGCTCCAGTTTCTCCATCGTTCAATGTAATAATATTATCTACAACATTTAAATTTGCTGCTTCAACAGAAATTGTTTCGCCTTCTACTACAAGATTTCCTGTGATACGCACCGACCCGCCACTGCTAGCAGGTCCAGTATCAAAGGTAATTTTAGCACCTTCTGCTGTTTTAATATTATAATCACCGTTGACGCGGAGAAACTGTCCCATCACTTTTCCTTAATTATAGAGCTGTTAAGGCGATATAATCGCTAGTTGAATCATTAACTAGCTGCCATGTGTATCGATTACCAGAGAAATCAATTGCTACACGCTTGGTAATTTTTGCTAAAGGTGTTGGAGCCGATCCATTGCCTCCAATAAATCCATTTAACCTCATCTGTCCGTTGGCCGCTGGTATTACAGATTGCAATACGAGAGGTTCGGATTTAGCACCTGCCTGATTTTGCACAACAAAGGTTTTAGCTCCTCTTTGCTTATAGATATAAGCGTAATTTGTGGCTGGATTAAATGTGGCATCAGTGTAAGCTGCGCCTCCAAAAAATGCTTCTACTCTTACTCCGGTATTGCTGGCTGGTGTGCCGATGACATCGACACCATTTACATCTTTTCTTAATGGACGTCCCATTTGTTTTCTCCTTTAATTAGAAGTCTAATGCGGGTTCTAGCCGCTACGCTGTGGGTACAGCATAAGTCCGCAATATGCGGTCCATATATAGACAATGTATTTATCTTTCGGACAGTAGAGCCATAAGTTCCAATTTACCAACAGTAGATAATACTCTGTTTATTTCATCTATTTCTTTCTGTGCGATTTCTAGATATGATGTGCTGTGCCTTTGTCTATAATGAACTAGTGCTATACTATATTTTTGAATATGTTCTTCTATGATGTGTTCTATTTGATGAACGTCATGAATAAACATAGGAAATCTTTTTCGCCAAACAAAAAATTGTCTGCGTAATTCTGGAAAATCTTTTTCGCTTTCGATATGCATGCTGATATTTACACCAAACAAAAAGCCCCTTTCGGGGCTTTTTGCAAACGTTTACTATTCTTACGAATTAAGCAAAACGTAGATTTGCAGATGTTACAGCAACAGTTGCTAGGTAGTCAGCTGCATTACCTAGAGACGAAGCTGTATTTGTCAACTCAACATAACCATAACGTGTCATGAATGATACGACTGGTTCGAAGGTTGATGGATCTAGAACAACACCGCTGCTCATCAATGGAATGTATGGGCAGTAGAATGCTGCTGCATCGCTTTCGCTGGATCCTTTGTATCCAACTAAAACGTTGTCGTTTTCAGCATATGTGTTAACATATACTTTCATTGCGCTGTTCAATGTACCAACAAACTTGGTGTTTGTAGGTGCTTCAAACGTACCTTCTGTGGTTCTTGCGAATGCAGAAGTTGTTGCGCTTTGTAGCAATGTTAGTGTAGTTGGGGATACAACGGCCCAATTACCAGCACCACGACGTGTACGCTGAGCAATCAAGTTAGCAGCACGGTTGATTTGAACAGCTAAAGCTGCATGCTCATCACCAACAAATGTTGCTGTACCAGATACAGCAGCTTGATCGTATGTTAAAACTGTCGAGCTCAATGTAGCTAGGCTACGTAGAACTTCTTGATCGATTTCAGCAGTGATTTCTTGTGCTAAAGCAGCCATGATTTCAGCTTCAATATCGATACCTTGTTGTGCTTGTGCATCCTGAGCAGCTTCAAATGTCCAGCGAGCTGATAGCTTTCTGGTCTTAGCTTCTACAGTTTGCTTCAAGATTTGAATGCTTAGTCTATTTCCAGCAACACCTTCTAGTGCCGCTGTAGCAGCAGGTTTACCAACTGTTGTACCAGAATAGCCTTCTGCAATCTTGAATGGGCTTAATGCCTCTTCACCAGCTACGGTAGCTCCGCCAACGGTGCCAGCAAATGTATCTGCATAGCGAACACGTAGGGTATGGATTTGACCGACTGGTCCAGTTAATGGCTGTACGCCTACCAACTCGTTAGCAATAACGGTTGGCATTACACGTCTGATCACTGGTAGGATCACACGATTTAGTGTTGCAACATTACCGGCGGATGTAGCACCAGCAGTGGCAGACTCTGCCAAATACTTGCGAGTATTCTCTAGAGTTGTTGCCATAACTTGACGCTTGTTACCTTGTAGGCCTTCTAATAGTGCCTCTTTGGTTTCCGACCAGCGTGACTCGAGTAGTTGTGACATTATAGTTCTCCTTAAACTTTTAGTCCCGCAAGCCTGCGGATGTCAAAAATTTCAGCGGTTTTTTCCTCTCCGCCGATTGTAGGTGCCTGCTTATCGCCTGTAATTTCTTTGCCTTCTGATAGTACTTTCTTCGCCGGTGTTCCACCATTCATTACTGCTGGTAGGTATTTGTCGAAAGCTGTACGTAGCTTTTCAGTTTGAACAGATTCTAGTAATTCGTTCATTACAGAACGCTTATCTCCAGTTAATGGTCCAAGCAATTCGCTCATAACTTCTTTGCGAACACTCATATCTTTGGCGACACGTAATTCTGTTTCTTTACTTTCTACTAGTTTTTGTGTTTCTGCAACAATTTTTGCTGCCTCTTCTAATTCAGATTCTTTTACAGCAACTACTTTCAATAGTTTTGCTGTTTCAGATTTTTCATTAAGATGACTTGCAGCGTATTCGCTTGCAAAAGATTCAAAAATTCTGCGACCAAAGTCATTTTTACGGGCTGCTTCAATGTCTTCGCGTAGCTGAGTCATTTCAGAACGCAGTCCTTTAGAGACTGTTTCTTGTACGATCTTAGACGAACGCTCAATAAATTCTTTCTTTACAGCTTCAAACTTAGCCTTGCTCTCGCGAACTAGGCGAACCTTAGTTTCTGCTAGGTCTTTTTTGTCTGTGTGGAATTCTGCGATTTCTTTCGCTAGTGCATCCACGATGAAAGATTCAAATTTAGCAACATTATCTGCTACTGCTTTACGATCTTCGTGTAGTTCTGCTAGTTCTTTTTTAAGATTATTTAGGACAAATGCTTCCATAGCGGTTGCATCATCTTTCATTTTCTTTGCGTACTTGGCACGAGCTTCGATAAGACCTTGACGATCTTCAGCTAACTCTCCTAGTTCTGCTTGTAGACGATCTGATAACATAGCTTCAACAGCTTCTACCATTGCGCTCTTGTCATGTTCGTATTTCTGTGCAAATTCTTCACGTAGTTCAGCAGTGACTTGATCACGGTTTTCTTGAATTCTGCTTTGCCAAGCGGATTCAATTTCCGATTTGATCTCTTCGGAAATCACATTGTTTTCAAACAACTGTTTTACGATATCTAACATGTGATTCTCCTTGTTATCTGAGTCTAGAAATAATTTTCTTCAGACTCTCTGCTAGGTATTTCTGTGCCTGTGGATCGCCTTGAACTTCTTGTGCTATTTTATATGCCTGATAGCCACCTGTGTTGTTCATCAAGTGTTCATAAACTGGTGTTGGGTATGCTCCCGGAGCGGAAGGTTGTGCTACTACGTCAACTGTGATAATTTCAAATCCTTGAACATTACCACTACCATCTACTTCGCCTGAGCCTCTACTACTTACTCCCAACTTAACTCCCGACTCCAACATAGTCGAAACTAATTGACCCATTGGAGTGGGGAGTACTTTAAGTTTTCCGTAGCCGTTAGGACCGTCCATCCACATCTTGGTAATCATATGACTAACACGATCTAGATTGATTTTTAAATCCTGAGGATGATCAACTTCTCCAAGAACGGAGTATCCACCAGCGATCTGTTCATTGAGCGTCTTGACAGCCCTGCCAATTTCTTGAGAAGAATAAACACGTTGATTTGCATTGCGGATATCGCCCTGAATGCAAATCCCGTTTAAGTGCAGCGACTTTTTGCCGTCGCTGCTCTCATCTCGCTCTAAGACAATCTTAGCCTGATCAAAACTCAAATGTTCTGATAGAGTAGTTTTCACCTATACGTCCTATTATCTACGACCACGGAAAAGGCTTTGCTTGTTATCAGCTTGTTCAGCTGCGCCTTTCTTTTCAGCGCCATGTCCTGGCTCTTTGGTAGAGAAAGCACCGCCTGCTTTACCGCCTGGAACATTGATATTACCAGCATTGTCTTCTTGTGCTTTGCCTTTTAAAAGGCCGTTGCCTTTCAAAGCGCCTGTTTCAGAACCAGAAGCACCATCGCGTCCACTTAAAATATTTGCAGTGGTACCGCCCATATCGTTCTTCATGTTATCAATAACGGATTTTGTGCTGTCAGCTTTTTCGCCTGCGCCCTTCTTTTCTGCGCCATGTCCGGCTGGAACTTTTTCTACATACTCACGGACTGTTTCTAGATCGAAATCGTCTTTCATTTTGTCGTCCATGCCGCCCATGTCATCATCGCCCATGTCGCTCATGTCATCGCCCTTAAGCTCGTCGAATTTGGCCTGTAGTTCGTCAACGATAGACTCTAAATCCATGAAAAGCTCTTCTTCGCTTTTTTCGCCTTCTTCGCCGCCCATTTCTAAATCACCTTCTAGGTCATCTGTTGCGTCTCCGCCCATACCGCCCATTTCTTCGTCGTCTGCTTCGATAGCGATATCTTCAAATTCTTCGTCTAGATCTTCTTCATCTTCTTCTTTTTCAGATTTAGCAGCTTCATCCATTTCTTCATCTTCGTCTTCATCGTCCTCTTCTGCTTCTTCTGCGATTTCAGAATCGATTAAGCTTTCGTAGATTTCACGAGATTTCGCTACTACATACTCGTGGAATAGTTCTTCAGCTTTTTGCTGATCATCGTTCACCAGATGCTCAAGCATCTGTTGCAATAATTTGTTGTCTGCCATGTTAGATTCTCCTTAATTGTCAAGGCTGTGCTTTATTTAATACGCAGATTTAAAAAACACTTTAAATGGTAGTTTTTTGATCGTTTTGATTTGAATATATAGTTCCTTGATAAATGTTTTCAAATTCATCAAAGTTTATATGACTGAGGTTGGTTAGATTTGGACCTAATTTATCGGGTATAAATGATCCTGGTTCTACTATTCTAAAGAATCTTATGTGCCTATATTCTCTGATTACTTTTTCAGTTTGGCTGAGCCAATTTCCATAGTATGTAGCTGAATCTGTAGACTTTTTATAGTTAAATGTGTCTGCATAGACATTGTTAAATTTACCGTTTAATCCCTGATAATCAAACCCAAAAATGTATATACTACCGTGTCCTTGTGTGGCAGCATACCATAAAGCCGTAGGTCCGGAGCTCCAACCTTTGTGCGGACTAAAGAAATTAATACCGTTTTTGGTTTTAATTCCTTTGTTAGGGTTAGTCCAAACTTGATGTTTTTTATGATAGCCCGATTCTATTATTTCGTTGACCATTTTTACGTCAACTGCTACGAGATAATGAGGATTATATTCTCTATATTGAGCATTGCAACCATATACAATACCTTTGGTTAGTAGAGATTGCGGATCGACTTTAAGTCGACTGATTCCGTTGCCTAATACAAAGCCCGGATTATTCTGTAGATGCTGCTTCTTCACCAACTGGAGTTCCATACATTTGTCTTATAAACCCCAGCTCAGATTCTGTTTCTAATTGATGGGCTTCTGCTTGTAATCTAAGTTGATTGATCTGTCCAAGTGTTAAACGCATTTTTCTAGTATCAGTTTTTTTAACGATAGAACTATCTTTGCTAGAATCGTATCTACGATCGTTAGCAAAATCATTATTTTTTTCGTTAAAATAAAAAAATTCGTTTAGAAGCATACTTTATTTATTATTGAGTTGGAGTTTGTTCTGCTGCTGTTTCAGCACCTGCTGCTCCTGGTTCGGCCGCTGCTGCCATCTCCGGAGGTGCTTCTGCTGTTTGTGCTGACATATCAGCAGCCATGGTACCCGGTGTTATTCCTATGCTCCTTAATTGACTCTGCGAATCTGCATCTGGTTTGAGATTAGATCCATTTTCTTCTCTCCATAATCTTTCATTTTCTTTGATTTCTTCTTCTGACATTCCTAGGAATCGTTTCATAGCAAAACGTTTGCTTAGATGTGGAATTTGCACGACTTGACTGAAAGTAGCTGCTCGTGCTGTATCTAATTCAGATTGCCTATATGCTGCGAAATTTTGGGGAGAATTAAATTTTAATTCAAACAAACTTGAATCTATACTTATTCCTTGATGTGTAAGCCATAACTTAAATTCTAAATCAAATGTTTCTACAATCATGCTCTGCAATCGTTTGCAATACTCATTGAATCTCAGTTCTTGAATATAAGCTGTTCCAACTTTTCCATCTGATATAGTATTTGGTTGCTCATCAATGGCTGTAGGCAAATAGCTGGCTGGTATACGTAGAGCACGAAATAACTTATTAGTGAAATAACGTAAATCTGTAATTTCACCTAGATTAGTACCACCCGGTAATGTTTCAACTTTAGATCCACGACCTTCTGCTGTCTGTGGGAAAAAGTAATCTTCGTTTACACTTAATGGATTATAACTGGCGTCTATGACATTTTGTCCGCCACCTGTTGATGAAGGAATACGACGCTGTTGGATTTCGTTTTTAACACGTTCAACAAAACTCATAGCCATGTGTGCTGGCATATTTCCCACGTCTACATAAAAAATACGTCTCTCAGGAGCACGTTGTATACGATAGATAATGATAGCATCTTCAAGCAGTTCTTTCTGCTTGTAGACTTTGAACACGGATTCTAGAATTGAATTTCCAAAAGGATAGTTGTTATCTAGACCTTCACTTAAACTAATGTGTACAACATTTTTTGCATCTATGGATATTTCGTTTGCCTGATTTTGAAATCTCGTTCCTGGAGGTTGGGCAGCTGTACCTACCATGCCTCTTCCAAATCCGCCACCTGAAGTATATGAACTAGTTCCGCTAGGTGCCGTATTTGTCGTGCCGTGCGGAGTAACTGCTATCATCTCTTTGAAATTAAAATTAATATCACGAATAACATATTGCTCCGGAATTTTACCTTCACTTTCGTTAACTATGATTTTTGAAACTTTGGCAGCGTCGACAAATAACCATTTTTTAGTTTCAGGATCTCTTACAAAGAAACAGTCGCCGTACTTCATAGAATTTCTAAATATTCTAAATATTCTAGTTTCAAATTGCTGTTCTTTGCACCATTTTTGCAAAGAATCTTTTAACAATTTAACTTCAGTAGCAGTCGGTTGTCCTTTGAAAAAAGTAGTAAAAGGAGTAGCGTTTTCTTTGTCTTTCTGTGTGCAGAATTCAGCTAGTATATCTAATGCAGCATTAACTTCGCTGTCCATATCCATAGTATCGTATTGCATATAACGCTCAACACGATTTGGTGCACCTGCATATACATCGGGTAAAAAAGATGAATAATTTGAACGAGCTGGTCCTGGGCGGCCACGGCCACTTATAGGGCTGAGATTTCCTCCAGAGTTATCTATCTTAACAGGTGTAAAGTATTTCTTCCAACTCATATTAGGTCCTTAAACTGATGCAAACAAATCATTGGTCAACCCTCTTGTAGCATTGAGTTGGCGTTCATTTATATCTTTTTGTTCTTTGCTGATCTTCACTAATTGGGACATATTACTATTTAATTCAGCAAGTAGGTCTAATGAAGATATTTGACTGCTTGGCGAAATCTGTCCTGGTAGTAGTGTATCCTCTTCTAATGCTTTTCTCATTGCTTTGTCGCGTTCAGATTCCGCCTCTTTTAATTTTTGAGCATTAGCATCACCTTCTTTCAGCATCTCATTTACCATTTTTTGTTTGCTGTCATCGATTTTTTGATTCGTTGGTGATTTAATCTGACCACTGCTTGATGATGTATCTGTTTTATTATTTGATTTTTGTAATTCTCGATTTAGTTTGTCAAGTTCTTCTTTTTTATAAGTCTTAATTTCACCTAGAGTGCCTTCTTTTTCAGCAAATGATGTTAATAAGCTTTCTGCATTGGTATTAAAGTTAATTCTAGGATCTTCGGCTTTTTTATCGTCCTTTTTAGGAGCGGCGCTTTTGTCAGCGGCCTTGGCATCCTTAGCAGGTTTGGCTTCTTCCTTTTTAGCGGGTGCTGCTGGTACTGATTCATTTAATTTAGGACTACCTGCTGTTGCTGAAACCGGTGGAGTAGCTCCGCCGCTGCCTCTTTTATCTAAGAGATCTTTTACGTGTCCTTTATAAATGTCAGGAACTTGTTCAAATTTATATGCACCTTTTGCCACAGCATCAGCCCATGCTTTGATGTTAGGTCCATTAACCTTCATCCATTCTGGAGTCATTGTAGGTTTAGCCACTGCTGTTCCTAGCTGTTCCCCTAAGTTGCTGCCTATCCATCCACCTAACGCGGCCCCGATGACTCCTCCGATAGCTGTTCCTATTACCGGAACCACCGAACCGATCGCTGCTCCGGCTATAGCTCCGCCAACAGCTCCACCAGTACCACCTGCTGCGCTACCCACGGCACCACCTTTTTCCATCTTTGCCTGTTCTGCTGAAATATCTCCTGCTTGTTCTCGTTCGTTGATGTCTGAGATATCGCTGTATAGCATACCTGCCGATACGACAGCACCTAATCCTGCTACTCCTTTCACAAGGCGACCGGCAGTTTTAGCACTTTTTAATTTGTCTCTTTGTCCTTCTCTACGTTTTCTACGATCTTCTGGACTTTCGGGAGTTGCAGGTCCTCCTCCTTTGCCGGCATCTATGGTGTACATAGGATTAACGGGAGATCCTCTTTCCTTACCTAATTCTTTAAATGTTTTATATGCTTGAATAGCTTCTGCTACTTTTTTAATCGCTGTCAGTACAACTATCAAACCTCCAATTACTATAACTGCTTCTTTTAGATATTTCATAAAGAAATCAAATGCTGGTACCAAATACTCCTTTACAAAGTTAGCTAACATTGTAAATGCTTCTTGTAATTTTGGAAGATATTGTGCTAATAAAATATTGAACTCGTTAGATGTCTTGGCTATTTCCTGTTGCATTCTAACTATCTGTGCAGGATCGAGACTGTCTTTGTGTTCTTTGGCTGCTTCTGCACCATCTTTGAGGTCTTTGTTAAGCTTTTCTTGAGATTGTCTTACGTTGCCTGACTGTTCTGCAACGTTTTGCATTTCCACACCTAGATCGCCTGCCACGCCCCCCACATATGTCATCTGGGTGGTAATAGCTCCCGTACCTGCTTTGAGTGCTTTGTCTTGTGCTTTAGCTGTGGCTCTTAGTGTATCATCAAATGCCAATCTCTGTTCTTGAGTTACTTGATTAGTTCTTCTTATGGATTGATGCATGCCCATTGCCGATTGTGCAATATCGCCATACATGTACATCACTGCCTGAGCTTCATCGCTTTGCGCAGTGCCAGTAGCGATGATTTCTCTCACTCCTTTTTGCAGTCCAGGAGGTAAACTGTCCATTAACAGTTCCATCTCAGCTCTGCTTTTTGAATCTAACTTGGCAAACATAGCACGGTACTTGGAATCTGACATTCTCTGCGCAGCTTCTTTTTCCATCTCTTCTCTGTTCTTACCTGTGATAGCTGAGATGGCTGTTAAATTTTTAAGATAGTTAGCACCGACTTTGGCAGCTTCTCCTTCCTGACCAGCTCTTACTCCTATGCCTCTATAAAGTCTACCAGTCACAGAAGCCATGCCGTTAGCTATGTCTTCAGACGTAAATCCAAGTCGTGCTAGATCATCTTGTAATCCTGTTTGTTTCAGAGATTTTGACAGACCTGCTAACCGTTTAGCACCTTCTGTGGTCGTTCCTCCGAGTCTAGCCAAATCTTCGCTGTTGTTTCTGATCACATTAGAAAACTGTTCAAAAGTCAATCCGGCCTGGCTGGCATTGGCCACCATTTGTCTAATGCTGCCTCCAAATGTAGCACCAACAGAACTGGCTGTTTTAAAACTGGCTTGTAATTTTTCCGACGATGTCGCCACTGCTCCAAACACATTGGCCAACATTCCTCCAATTATAGGTATGTTGTTAAAAGTGGATGCTGCACCTGTGAGACTGCTGCCCATGTTGGCAAAACTGCTCATAACACCTGTGAGCTTGTTGGCGAATGCCATAGCACTTTCAGCAGCTACATTTAGGCCTCTGTACAATCCCACAGTGACCATTTCAGCTTTTTGTGCCAGTTCCTGTTCACGTTTTTTAGCAGCGGCAGCTTTTTCCAGAGCCTTGGCTTCATCTTCTCGCAGTTTTCTAGAGTCTTTGAGTCCTTTGTTTGATTTGTCGAGCTGGTCAAAGAATTTTTTCATTTCTTTTTCCATATCGGCCTGTTTCTTAACATCTACGCCCATTTTTTGGGCCATAGCTATGGTAGTCTGCAACAGTTGTTTTAAAGTTGCTTCTGTAGCTGCGTTGTTAAGTTCTACCGATTGACCGCCAATATCGCCTGTGACTTCTGCCATATTAATTTTTCCAGAAAAATACGCATATAAATATCTACGTATTAATATTTATCGGAGACAAATAATGTCAGATTTGCAAGACAGCGCAGTTAATAGACCTAAGATCAACCCTTTATCAAATTATTTTAGGCAACCCAAGATATTTTTAAAATTGCCTTCTCAAGGTGAATTTTATCCGCCAGGCGCATTGGATCTCAGCAGCACCGGAGAATATCCTGTCTATGCTATGACTGCCAAAGACGAGCTGATTCTTAAAACTCCGGACGCACTGTTAAATGGTCAAGCCACTGTGGAATTGATCAAGAGCTGTATTCCTGCTATCAAAGATCCATGGCAGATGCCCAGCATCGATCTTGACGCAGCATTAATGGCCATACGAGTAGCAACCTATGGCAAAGACATGGAAGTCAGTGCTAACTGTCCTTCCTGCGAGCATCTCAATGACTATGTATTTGACATCGTGATATATCTAAATCAAGTACAGAATTTTAAATATCAAGCTCAGATCGACATGCCTCCGTTGAAAGTTAATATCAGACCTTACAACTACAAAGAAAGCACCAAAGCTGCTATCAGAGCTTTAGAACAACAGCGAATATTCGCCACTGTAACTGATGAAACACTGCCTGAAGAAGAAAAGATTGAAAGATTTGGTCAAAGCTTTTTAAAGTTGACAGAACTCACAGTGGACATCGTCTGTGGCTGCATACACAGCATCGAAACTCCAGATGGTGTGGTTGATGATCGAACCATGATTGAAGAATTTATCAATAATTCCACCAGTGAAATCTTCAACAAGATCAACGACCATGTAATGGAAATGAAAAACAAGATTGAGTTAAAAACACAGAAAGTTGCCTGCAACGACTGTCAGCACGAATACGAAATCAACATTACCATGGATCAGTCAAATTTTTTCGCAGTAAGATCTTAAGACTCTCGTTGCCGGAGATCTTACAGGAAGCGGATAAACTTGACAAAGAGGCACGAGAGATTAAAAAGGAAGCCTTACGGGTCTGTTGGTACATGCGAGGTATGAGCTATTCTGAAGTCATGCATCTCAGCCATGAAGAACGTGCTATCATAGCAGAAATAATCAAAGACAATCTAGAAACTACCAAAAAAACCGGTTTAAGCTTCTTCTAGATCTTGTAACACTAGTTTAAGACTGTTAACATCATTGCCGTCTAGAGCTTGACCTTTCTTATACTTGTTCAAGGCCAACGTGGCGGCATTCCTATCTACTTTCCAACCTAGTTTCAAGCTGGGGAAACTGCTGATCAATTGATCCAGTTCGTCTTGTGGCACTGATTTCCTGTTGATTATCCTGCGCACAGTATCAGCATTTTGATCTTTAGAGAGGTCATCGCCTTTGCCAGTGGCCCATTTCATCGTGCCACTTTTAATACCCCTGCCTATAGCTGTCAGTACGTTAGCTGATCGTCCTTGATTTGTGTTAGGTGTTTGAGAAGATCCAAACTTACTGGCGATCTTGCCTGCCGCATAGCCTGCACCATAGGCGCCTTGACCGACTCCCTTACCTACCACAGACCCAGTACTGTCCAGCGGGGCTTCAACTATCAGTTCTCTGATTTTCATTTAACTCTGTAAAGTTGGATTTTGTTTTCTGTTAATGGTCTCAGTTCAGATATCAACACATATTCGCTGACACCTTCTACCAGTGTGATTTTTAAGTTTAAATCACTCCATGCTAATCCGTGTTCTTTAAGCATGTTAGAAATCGCACGATATACACTCTGTGTTAATTGTTTCGAAGCACCTATGAACTGTGTCTGTGCATTTTTAACATCATATCCTTGTTTGGCCAATTGAAGAATGCGCTGTCCAACATTGGCGCCCATGTCTTTGTCGCCTTTACCCATGCGAGCAATGTCTGTATTGATGCTCTGCAGTAAATTGTCAGGAACTGGTTTGGTACCTCCCTGAGCTTTTCTAACCTGCCCTTTGATAATTTCATAAGGATCTGAAGATGCTTGACCTTGTGCAGGAGATGTTTTCTGTGCAGAAGCCGAAGTTGATGCAGCGGCCGCAGCTGGTGCTGCCAAAGTTGGTTCTACCCTTGGTTTACCAGCAGCAGTGGTTCCTGCTGTGGCTGTACCTGCTCCTGTGGCCGGTGTTGCTGCGGTACTTGATTTAGCAGCAGGCTCAGCATCTGGGTTTTGTGCAGCAGGCTTTGCTGCAGCTGTTTGATCTTTTTCACTGCTGGCCTGTAAAGTCTTTAATAATTCTTGTTTGGTTTCTGGGCTGAGCTTATCTACCTGTTGTTGTAAAGTCTTGGCAGCAGTTTCTGCTCCCGGATCTCCCGCAGCATCACTGCCAGCAGCAGTTGATCCGCCACCTGCCAACCCTTTGGCTATGCCTGCACCGACTCCTCCAGATGATTTAGGCTCGTCTCCAGCACCGCTTACAGTAGATTTGCCTGCTCTAAAACCTTTGGCAATAGCTCCAGGAATTCCTGCAACGCCACCTGCTACTGCTCCTACAGCTTTGGCAGTGCCTCCTACTGCTTTGCCTATACCAGCACCTACTTTGTTTAATAGAGGACCTTCAGACAAGGTATTTTCAAAAATTATTTCGTTGATTCTCATTATTAGGAATTCCTATGCACAGTTTATTTATTTATCGTGATAACGAGCTTACGCTCGTTTGCGTTTTCGCTTGCGCTCAACGCACTTTTTTCTTTTTTAAATTTTAGAGATGTTCTAAAATTTTTTTGCGCGAAGCGCAATTTAAGATTATCCAGATTGTTCAGCCACACTTCGCCCGTTGCCGGGCGAAAAAAATATTATCCGAGTTGAACAATACCACTTAGCGTTATGGCATTGCAGAGGCGGTCATCCGGTACCTCGAGCCATGTCTTCATATGACGGCGGTATACAAACATACGCTAACATCTTTGTATACGTAGGGGTTTTCTCCCTTCTTTTTACCTTTGTTTATCCTTTTCAAACAACTAAATCGCAGGTTTTAAGCGATCTTCATCCATAAATGGGTAGTAGTTGAGTACCATTGCGGCATGGAATTCCGTCCCTGCGACCACGATTGACCAGGTTTAGAGCGCATGAGATTAAGGCCTGCGCCAGCCAAAAAACCGCGTTATTTTGCCTTTTTATGTTCTTCGAGACGCTGTCTAAGTATGTTTGAACCGCCAACTCTGACGTTTATAATGCCATTATAATAGTCGTCAGATTCTAAAACCCTGCGTTCAAATTGCTCTCTTGCCTCTAGATATGACATTTCTGCCTTGGATTTACAAAGATAAAGTATTTCTCTAGTGAAATTTTCCGGACCTAATGCTTGGACGTCTGCGTTTAACCTATCAGAAGAACCCCAGTAATCGCGCCAATCGCTTTCTACTGTGCTTCTACGTTTAAGTTTTTTGCCTTTGAGTGGTGGTTTAGTACGTTTAAATTGTGCTAATTTCTTGCCTATGTACTTTTGCCCGGTTTGTAGATTGGTGATGAGATATACAAAGCCAATGTAGCCTTCTGGTATTTCGTTTATTGGTCGATTTTGATACGTCCACAGCACTCATTTAGTTATTTTAGGAGGCCTTCCATTGCGACCATTTCTGGCTTTTTTTGCTTCTTGCCTTCTTACTTGAATTTCTATTCGCCTAATACTTGCCTGTTTACGAATTTCTGATAACCAAACCCTGGCCTTCGCACCAGAATCGTCAGCCCCATTATATTCAAATCTATCTTGATATTTGAAGTATTGTTGAAAAGCTTCTATCATCTTATTGTGGGATTCGCTGCTCATGATATTATTTCTATATCTGTTGAATAACTGGTAAATCCGTTTTCTTTAATCACTTTTAACACATGATTTACTCTACTTGTTAAGTCGTCTCTGTGAGAAATTAAGAATACATTTTTCTCTCTCTCACGGGTCATACGTTTAAGCACAGCAATAGAGCTTTCAACTCCGCTTGCATCCATGCCACTATCTACTAATTCGTCAATAAACAATAAATTGATGTTTTGATATAAATTTTCCCATACATCTCTAAATGCCCAACTTAGACTTAATATTAATCTGTTTCTTTCCCCGCGACTTAGATTATCAAAATCTAAATCCTGACCTAGCTGTGTGATTATCACAGATAGATCGTTTTGAAATTCTACAATGTGAGGTAGTCCAATTCGATCTAGATAGTGTGTTAATCGTTGATTCAAGAACGCAAGATTCTGATCGATGATGCGTTTACGTACAAAACTATCTTTGTTAGTTAATAGTTTGTATAAAAATTCTTGATGCTCTTTGATTTTAACTAGTTCATTTAGATAATTCCAATCGATTTCTTGTACAGCGGTAGTCTTTAATTCTAATATCTGTTCATCATACGGGTTTTCTTCTGATTCTTTGATAGTTAGATCTTTTTCAAGACCACTTAATGTATTCTTATGATTTAATGCCTGTTCTAAATTATCGTAATGCACTTTGGGACAATCACCTAAATCTCCTAATAATGCCAATGCTTCGTTAAGAGTAGATAATTCTTCTAGGTGTTCGCTAATTGAACCTTTACTTTCTTCTAGTTGTTGTGCTTTAGTTGATAATAGTTCATAATGTTTGTTATCATGTAAATCTTGTCCGCAGGTATGACATTTATGATTACCTAAACTTATCAACTCTTTTTCTAATTTGTCTAATACCTTTTGTTCTTTTTCTAGCGCACTAGTTTGTTTAGCCATTAAAGAATTAAGATTATCGATTTCTTTTTTAGATTTGTTCCATTCGGCTAGAGATTTTTGATTTTCTACTTCATGATCAATGTCAATATCATTGAGTCTATCTATGCTTTTTCGAATATTCTCTAGAGAAGTTTCTTTCTGCTCTTCCCATAATTTCTGTTTACGCTCTAATGTTTCGATGCTTTGTTGTATGCGTTCGTTTGATGCTTTCACTGTTTCAATTCTAGTGTTTTCAGTCGAGATGGTATCTTTTGATATTCTTATCGATTCTTTGAGAAGTTCCGCTTTTTCGGATAACATAGTTATACCCAGCAGTTGTTCGATAATCGCTCTTTGATCTGCAGACTTTTGACTAAGGAATGGTTCAGTGTAAGTATTAAGAGCTACAATATGTTTGAACATGTCGTGGCTCATTTGAAAAACCGTTTCGATAGCTTTTTGCGTTTCTCTAGAATCTCCCTGGCTTTCGTCTAGATCTTTTAATTCTTGTTCTTGACCATCTATACTAAACTTTAGTAAGTTAGGTTTTCTACCTCGTTCGATATGATAACTAACCCCATCCTTCTCAAAACTAACAGCGACTAACATGTTTTTTCCGTTGATCTTATTGATAAGATTATCACGTTTGATGTTAGTTAGGGCTTGACCGTAGATAGCGTAGCTCAGTCCGTTGATGATTGTAGTTTTGCCTGTTCCATTTCGGGCACCAGAGTCATCACCTCCTAGATCTAGATTTTCACCTAAGACCAAGGTCAGCTGTCCACGATCAAAATCGATAGCCTGGGTTTGATTGCCCACGCTCATAAAGTTTTTAACTGTGAGATTTTTTATTTTAATCGTCATAGATTATTGTATATTTCTAATAATATTTTTTTATCATAGCTGTCGCTATCGATAGAATTAATTTGATTCATTACTATCGTATCTACACTTTCGAAATTTATATCGATAGGTACGTGTGTAGAATCTACTTCAACTTTTTCTGGAATTAACATTAATTCACGCAAATTATATTGCGGAATAAACTGTTCTTTGATAAAATTAGCTTCTTCAAATGTAATAGGCAAATCAATAGATACTCTACAATGCATTTTTTCACGCAGTAATTTTTCAGGAGCATCTATAATTTGGCTTAACTTGTAAGTCCTATAAATTGGTTGTCCAGGCCACGTTTTGTATACAGGCTCTTTGCCCCACTCTAGTATCATCATACCTCTATCGTCGTCGCCCGAGTCTGCATAATTGTGAGGAAAAGCATTGCCTATATAAATTATATTGCCTTTAGTTTGACGTTTGTGAAAATGTCCTGTGAATACATATTCTTGGTTAGTAAAATGTGTGGTTTGTAATTGCCCGTGGTCGGGCATCTGCACCATAGCATTCATATAAAAATGCGGTAATTCAAGATGTCCAAACATGTAGCGACTTTTGATGCGAGGTATGTCTTTCCATTCTTCTCCTATTAGCCAAGGCATAATAGTAACATCGCCTTCTGTGAAGGTCTGATTAACCACAGTTATATTTGGAAACAATCTAGCGAATTCTAAGCTGTGTATTTCTCGTTTATCCTTGTAATACTCATCATGATTCCCCATGATGAGAAAAACACGATTGAATGAATTATTAAGTGTTTCTAAATTTGACACCGTGTAGTTCATGGTACTGACATCAGTAGTAGAACGATTGTGATGCCAGTCGCCGAGAAAAATAGCAGTTTCGCAACCTTCAGTTTTAGCAGTTTCACAAAACCAATCTACAAAATCTTCGCAATCTTGATTGTGTGTCCTACTACCACTCTTTAGACCAAAATGTATGTCTGTGAATGCCGCCGCCTTCTTAAAAAGATTCTTCATAAAATAATTTTACAGCCTTTAGTTTGTATTTTCAATCCCAATCATTACCATCCGACACAGGACCGGGAGCTGTGCTAGGACCGCCGCTACTATTTTGGCGAGTCCAGCTTGGGTTCATACCATTCATTTCTAGAATATCGTCTCTAATGTTTTGATTACGCTTCTCAATGTTGATAATTCTAACGAATGAATTAGTAACAGCAGCAGTATAGTAAGCAAAAGGATTATCTGATTTGCTTTCATCGAATTGTAGTCCTATTTGAGTTAGTTGAAGAATGGCCTGGCCTTTCATTTCGTCGTTGTAGGTATAACCTCGAACGTTGCCTCTAGTAGCATAACGATCACACAATTTTAAAAACATGCGAGCTAGGTTGTTAGTCATCTGCCCGTGTTCTTTATTGAAGGTTCCGGTTTTTAATCCGCCCTTCCAATGGCTTTTACCTACGCAGATAAGATTGTCGTTATCATCAAATTTCCAATGTTGAAATGGAGGAAAATTAACTTTTTCATGACTGTCTGCAGTATTTTTAAGAGTCTTTTTTCGACCCGGTGCCAGCGGTACGTGTTCAAATGTCATAACACGGAATACTAAATCGTGTTTGTTAATTTTTTTATAATCTATTTCAAAATCTTTTGCAGGTAGTTTTTTACCGCCTGCTAATACTGCGGCCTCGTGCGCTTCTTTAGCTAGCCTAGAAGCTCGATTTCTTTTAGCCTCAGCGATAGTTCTGATATTCAGTTTTTCTAAATTAGACACGATAAGATCGTATTCTGAATATTCACTTTTAGTAAAGGAACAATATGTATTTTTACTTAAATGTATTTCTTTCAATAAGTCTTTGTTAGTTAGGTATTTTATTTTAGGTACATTCATTAAATGTAAATCTCCGTAGTTATTAATATAATAGCACATTTTTGTCATAATAAATAGACTATATGACTAGGAAATCTGCTCAAAATGCCCTTATCCATTAATCCTTTAGCTAAGTTAGTTGCAGGTATATCAGAAGTTACATCTAGAACTACCAACGCTCTTTCTACCGCAATACCTGATATAAGCTCTAAAGTATCAAAAGCAAACTTAGATAGTAAAATTTCACAATTGTCCGGAGGACTGAATTCCGGACTTAATGGCCTAGCCAGCACCGGTGGCGGATTCCAAAATGGCGGTTTCGGTAGCGTAGGAGTCGCTGGCCAGACAGCCTTGAGAGGAATAGGAAACAGCGTTACTAGCAATGCTAACAAAGTTTTAGATTCATTACAATCTGTTGCAGGATCGACTTCTAATCTTACTGCCGATATTGCCGGCAGTATCAGTAAACTCACCGGAGGCAATTTAGCAGGCGGATTACAAGGGTTAGCTACAAATATCAGTGCAGCAGCAGGAACTCTCAACAATATACTTAGCCTAAGAAGAGGAGCAAATATTCCTGCCGGAGCAGAAGCATTTATAAAACAAGGCACAGCCATACAGTTAGAACCTGGCGCTAAAAATGATTGGAGGGTAAGAATAACTTGTCAATGGAATTTGTTTAACAGTGGATTATTTAAAGTTTTAGAAGAAACAGGCGGTGTTGTTTGGCCTTATATGCCTAATATAACCGTTTCCACCAAGGCGGATTATACAGCTATAAACACTGTTCATAGTAATTACACCAATTATGCTTACAAAGGAAGTATGGTGGACGATATTCAAATCAGCGGAGATTTCAGTTGCGAAACTGAAACAGACGCAGCTTATTGGATAGCTGCCACAACATTCTTTAAGACAGCCACTAAAATGTTTTTTGGCCAAGGCGAATATGCCGGAGCCCCGCCATTAATATGCAATCTTACCGGATATGGATCTAGTATATTTGATAAAGTTCCAGTTATAGTTAAATCGTTTTCGGTAGACCTTAAGGATGATACAAATTATATTAGATGTAATACATTTGGTACTAATACCTGGGTGCCAGTAATGAGCACAATATCTGTTACTGTATCTCCTATATACAATAGACAAAGAATGAGACAATTTAATCTAAAAGATTATGCCACCGGCGCGATGGCTAAAAACGAAGGAGTAGGATACATCTAATGGCAATTTATGGCAACGGGAGTCCTTGGTCTTCAACCCCACAGAATTCTTTATATTTAGAATTATTAGAAATTAGACCTATACCTGCTGAAAAGGATGATTTTCAATATGTTATAGAAAATCATTATAAGCATCGTCCTGATCTTCTTGCCTACGATGTTTATAACAATTCTAAATTGTGGTGGGTATTAATACAAAGAAATTTAAGTGTTATCAAAGATCCTATCTACGATTTTGTGCCAGGTAAGGTCATTTATCTTCCTAAGAAAAGCAACTTAGAAAAATTCTTAGGAGTCTAAGATGACCTTCGGCCCACCGACAAAAGAATGGACTCCAGAGCAACAAGCGGCAGCAAGAGCTAGAAATGAAGCTTTAAATAAAAATTTAACAGAATCATCCGGATTCGGCGAAGGAGGTGCTAATCGTTTAGCATTAACAAGAGATCTCGGCAACGAATCTATTGCTAAAAAACCAGATGGTACTCCTATAGTAAACGTTCCAGGAGGATCGGTATTAGGTTTAGGGCAGGCACAGATTATAACAAATTTTGCCGAACCGAGAGCTACAGATGCGTTGATAAACGGTAATTCTTCTACCGTGCCAAGCAATAGAACCACAGCGTCTTATGCTATCAAACGTTTGCCTAGTATAGTTGACAATCCCATGGAGCAATTTGCTTCTTATTCTGTGTTATGGACATTGGCTGCTCTTACTCCTGCACAACTAAACAATCCAGATAGTTATAGATCAAGTCCCCAAGCATTGCAAAACATAGTTTTTTCTTCTGGAGGAAGATTTGATTCTCAGCGAGTGAATACATTCTTCGGAGCTCCGGAATATTTTGTAAACAACTTCCAGATGAATTGTGTGATAGGATCGAATGAAAAAACCGGCAATACCAACGCAATAAAATTTACTTTTGAAATAGTTGAACCTCACTCTATGGGATTACTTTTACAGAGTATGCAGAACGCAGCAATTAAAGCCGGGTTCTTAAGTTATCTCGACAATACTCCTTATGTTTTAAGAATGGATATAATAGGCTATGACGAATTAGGTAAAATTATAAAATCTATAGTTCCTAAGTTTTTTGTTTTGCGATTAGCTACGATGAAGTTTTCAGTAAACGAAGGAGGATCGACGTATGCAGTTGAAGCCTTTCCTTATAATCATCAAGCTTTTTCTAGTGCAATCAATGTCACTTATAATGATCTTAAAATTTCCGGAGATCTTAACGGTAAAGGTAATGTAGTTGAGGTTTTGCAATCTAGTAAGGATAGCCTTTCTTCGGTATTGAATAGAAATGAAAAAAAATTAGTTCAAGAAGAAAGAATTTCAATACCAGATGTTTATTCAGTGCAGTTTCCTAAATTGTCAAGCGATTGGTATTCCTCTGCAGGAAGTCCCCCCGCAGATAAAAAAGCAACAGTAAATCCGCTGGCATCTAGTAATATTACAATCTCAGGCGGAGCCACAGATACAGAACAAAGTGATTTACCTGTTAACGAAATAGGAGAAGCAAGTTTAGGTTATAATCAGTTAAGAGGCGGCAACATCCTTTTTAAACGTGCAGGAGATCAATACGATTCGGCGACCGGAGTGGTAAAAAGAGATGGTATGACCATAGATCCTAAAGCAAGAGCTTTTCAATTTGGACAAGGAGAGACACTGACCTCTATCATTAATCAAGTCGTGCTGAGTTCCGATTATGCCAAACGGGCTATTCTATCAAAAGATAAAGGGGGATTTGGAACTACGCCTGAGGGATTTTATAAGTGGTTCAAATTAGATGCGCAAATGGAATTACTTAATTTAGATCCTTTAGTTGGAGATTATGCTAGAAAAATAACATATAGAGTAGTGCCTTATTATGTTCATCAAAGCATTTATAGCAATGTTAATTCTGCACCTTTTGGATATGCAGAACTAATGAAGAAAATCGTCAAAGAATATCAATACATATATACAGGTCAAAATGTAGATGTATTAAAATTTGATATTAATATCAATAATCTTTTTTTTACAGGATCGAATCCTGTTTCGGAAAATCAAGCTGCAAAAACTAGTAATCAAGATCAAAAACTCTCAGAACAAAAAAATAAAACTACACAAACTGGAAAAGGTCAAGCACCTGCAGCTCAGGCAGCGCATGCCGGTCGAGCTAGAACTAAAAGAGATGCAAGACTTCTAAAAGGATACAAGGGAGGAAACCCAGATAAAACTACCGAACAAAATATCGCCGAAAATTTTCAACAGGCATTTATCAGTGGCGGTAGTGCAGATTTAGTATCTATTGATTTAGAGATTATGGGAGATCCATATTGGTTGGTTGACAGTGGTATAGGAAATTATTTTGCCACTTCTCCATCTGATACCAGTCAAATTACCAATGATGGAACTATGAATTATGAATCAGGAAATGTTTACATCTATTTGAGTTTTAGAACCCCGGCAGATATCAATGAAGTTACAGGATTATATGATTTTTCAGTTGCAGGGAAAGAAAGTCCGTTTGGCGGAATTTATCGTGTAAATTTAGTTGAAAATACTTTTTCAGACGGCATGTGGAAACAAAAATTAAAATGTGTAAGAATGCCAGGTCCGCAGGGCCCAGAAGCGAATAAGAAGATAGACGGCGAAACATCATTGACAACTTCTTCATCTAATAATAATGCAACAGAAGTAGGAGAAGAAGAAGCACCTAGACAATCTGTTATCACTGATACGAACAGTAATTCTTCTACGCAATCTTCGGGAGATGCATCGTCGGTTGCTAATTCAAAACCTTCTTCACCTTCAGCTAAAGCGAAAACTGTAACCACATCGAATACAGCAGAAAGAAGAGTGGGATTTAGATATTATAGAGATCTAGGACAAAACTAAGGAAGAATATGGCGCAGTTAACAAGACCGTCAGCTGAAAACGAAGGAAGAACAGGTGGACTTACCACAGGCATTTATATTGCAAGAGTAATAAGTCATTTAGATCCCACCTTTATGGGATCCCTAGAAGTTAGTCTATTAAAAGATCAAAACAACGATCCCGGAGAAGATTCTCAGATTTACAATGTAAAATACGCATCTCCATTTTTCGGATACACTCCATTTGAATTCATGGGTAAGAATGATGGAACCGCATCTACCTTAGACGGCTATAACGATACACAAAAAAGTTATGGTATGTGGTTTGTACCTCCTGATATCGGAGTAAATGTTCTTGTACTGTTTGTTGACGGAGATCCTAGTCAAGGTTATTGGTTCGCTTGTGTTCCAGGAAGATTGATTAACCATATGGTACCTGCGATAGCAGGCACAACAAAAAATGCCTTAGATGCAGATGATAAAACTAGATATGGAAACACTTCTCAGCCCCTACCGGTAGCAGAAATTAATAAGAGGATCAATGGAGAAGTTCAAGAAATTGATCCAGAAAACATTTCTAGGGTCGTTCATCCGATTGCAGATCGATTTCTTGAACAAGGACTTTTAGAAGATGATGTTAGGGGAGTTTCTACATCAACACCCCGTAGAGAAGCCCCAGGGATGGTTTTTGGTATTTCAACACCCGGACCTATTGACAGACGTCTAAATGCTAAAAAAGCAATCGTAGGAAAAAATGATGATAAATCAGATCCTATTCCTGTAAGTAGATTAGGCGGAACTCAATTGGTTATGGATGACGGAGATGACAGATATCACAGAGAAAAATCCGCAGCGGAAGGACCAGTAAAGTATATAGATCTTTTAGAAGAACCGAGTCCGTCAAAAAGTCAACCTACTATACCATACGGGGAACATTTTAGAATAAGAACAAGAACCGGACATCAGATTCTTTTACACAACAGTGAAGATATTATCTACATAGGAAATGCCAGAGGTACTACCTGGATAGAATTAACTAGTAATGGAAAAATCGACATCTATGCTGAAGATAGCATCAGTATTCATACCGAGAATGACATCAATATTAAAGCTGATAGAGATATAAATCTTGAAGCCGGTAGAAATATAAACATGAAATCTATTGAAGGTAGAATACGGCAAGAGGCCGGAACAGATTGGGAAGTATTAGTAGGAAACGATGGTAAAATTACAGTAGGAAATAATTACGAACATGTAATTACTGCTAACACTAAGATTACTACAACTGGAAATCTGGATATTAAAACAGAAGGTAATCAAAATTTACAAGCGGGCGGAAATGCTAATTTGAAGGTCGGCGGGCGTTATAAAGAAACAGCTACAAGGATTGATATGAATGGTCCAACAGCCGCGCCAGCAACAGCAGCTAAGCCATTAGAACCACTGACAGTACATAAAAACGTAACAACAAAATTTACCGAAGGTTGGGAAAAAAGATATCAGGCCGAACCAGTAGAAAGCATAATGAAGCGGATTCCGATGCATGAACCATGGGCTCTACACGAAAATCAAGCTCCAGACCAATTAGCACCAGAAAATACAGATAGGGAATTAGAATAATGACAACTAGATTATATAATCAACGTGTAGTAACGGCAACCAGTGCAGTCGTTACTGAAGATCAAGGCGTATTCACATACAAAGGGTTCAGTTCAAATGCCTCATCTAAAAATTATAAACTTTATGATATTGATATTGTTAAGCAGGATATTATCAATCATTTTTATATTCGCAAAGGTGAGAAATTAGAAAATCCTGAATTCGGAACAGTTATATGGGACGTATTATTTGAGCCGTTCACCGATGACGTGCAAAACATCATAGCAAAAGATGTTGAGGCTATTATTAATTATGATCCTAGAATTGCGGTCAATGAAGTGCAAATCGACAGCACAGATCAGGGAATTAGAATACAGGCAGATATCACTTATATTCCTTTTAATATAAATGAAAGAATGACTTTAAATTTTGACAGGAACAATTCTATCATTATCTGATCAGATAATTTTCTAAGGTAAATATGGTATATGACTACTACTAGCAGACAAAATAATTTAATTTTAAATCAGGACTGGACCAGAATATACCAGACCTTTAAAAATGCGGATTTCAAAAGCTACGACTTTGAAAATCTACGCAGAGTGATTATCACGTATCTTAGAGAAAATTATCCAGAAGATTTTAATGATTACATTGAAAGTTCTGAATACCTTGCTTTAATAGATGCGATCGCATTTCTCGGACAGAGTCTAGCATTTAGAATAGATCTAGCTAGTAGAGAAAATTTTATAGAATTAGCCGAGACAAAAGACAGTGTATTAAGAATAGCAAGGATGTTGTCCTATAATGCTAAAAGAAATATTGCAAGCAGTGGATTGCTTAAGTTTGTTAATGTTACAACCACTGAGGATATTGTTGACAGCAATGGAAAAAATTTAGCGCAACAGATTATAAGCTGGAACGATCCAACAAATACAAATTGGTTAGAACAATTTTTAATAGTATTAAATTCCGCTATGGCAGATAATACTGAGTTCGGAAGAAGTCAGGGATCTGCAGTGGTGCAAGGAATTCCTACCGAACAGTATAGATTTAGAACTGCCAGCACTGACATTCCTTTGTTTAACTTTACTAAAACAGTTGCAGCTAGAGGTATGAGTTTTGAAATAATTTCCACGGCATTCAAAAACAGCGAAACCATATACGAAGAACCGCCAGTGCCCGGTAATCAATTAGGTTTCATTTATAGAAATGATGGAACAGGACCGGGAAGTGCTAACACAGGGTTTTTCTTGATGTTTAAACAAGGCATTTTAGAATTAGCAGATTTTAACGTAGAAGTACCAAAAACTAACGAACGAATCGCTGTAGATGCAGCTAATATTAATAACAATGATGTTTGGTTGTTTAGTTTGAATTCTGCAGGAGTTCAATTAGAAGAATGGACTAAAGTAAGTTCCCTAACAGGGAACAACATTGCCTATAATAGTATAACTCAAAATATTAGAAATATCTATGCCATTAACTCTAAAGAAAATGACAGTATTGATTTAGTTTTTGCTGACGGAGTATATGGAAATCTCCCCCAAGGCTCATTTAGATTATATTATAGAACTAGTAATGGATTGTCGTACACAATCTATCCTACAGAAATGCGAGGTATTAATATAGGTGTAAGTTATGTAAACAAACAAGGAGTTTCACATACACTTACAATAGGTCTTGCTCTGCAATCAACCGTGGCCAATTCTGCAGCTTCTGAAGATATAGATACCATAAGAACAAATGCTCCTGCAACATACTATACACAAAATAGAATGATCACAGCAGAAGATTATAATCTAGCACCACTATTGAGTTCTCAAAATATTGTTAAAATTAAATCAATCAATAGAACATCTAGCGGAATAAGTAGAAATTTTGATATTATTGATGCATCAGGAAAGTATAGCAGTGTTAATGTTTTTTGTGATGACGGATATATCTATAAAGAAGAATATGAAGATTCGTTAACATTTAAATTTGATAATAGAATAGATATTATTAATTTTATTCGCAGATCTGTAGAACCTATCTTTAATGACACAGATGTATATAATTTTTATTTTACAAAATTTGATAAAATTTTATTCACAGATACAAATACAATTTGGCAATCTATAACTTCTAATACTTCAACTGGATATTTCAAAAATATTGTTGATAATGCATTATTGCAGGTTGGTAGTTATTCAACTAATAATTTAAAATATCTGTACCCCGGCGCCTCTGTTAAATTTATTCCTCCTACTGACAAAGCCTTTAAGAAAGGTGTGCTAGTAGATCTTGACACTTCAGACATCGATCAATCTACAGTTTTATGGACTAAAGTAATCAAGGTAGTAGGTGATGGCACTAATGCTAATAGAGGAGTTTTGCCAAACGGTCAAGGGCCGATAACCTTCAGCGATCTTGTGCCCAGCGGAGCGATAGCATCTAGAATTGTGCCAAGATTTAGATCAGATTTAAGTCTCGCATTAGAAAATGAAATAGTGAATCAAGCCAGTCAAAATTTAAATTTTGGCTTACGTTATAACACGGTAAATTCTGAATGGAATATTATTACAGCAGCCAATATAGATTTAATTGGCAATTTTACACTAGGTAAGGCCGGCGATACTTCTAATACCAGCGTTGACTCGTCGTGGGTGATAGCTTTTGTTAAAAATTTAGATAGGTATATTGTTAGAATTAGAAAATTAAATTATGTATTTGGTAGTATAGAACAAAATAGATTTTATTTTGATCCTGCAGAAAAAAAATACAACGATAAATTAGGCAATGTTGTTAAGGATCAGATCAAGATTCTAAGTATCAATACGGATAGTACTTTTGTATCACAACTACGACAGAATATTTCTTTTGAAATTTCAGATACTATAAAATTTGAGGATGGCTACGAAAGTACTAACGAAATCAAATTGTCTTTTTACGATTCTGATGATGACGGAGTAATAGATAATCCAGAGGCATTTGAAAATGTAGTAGGAAATGATCAACAATTAAACTTTTTATTTTTTAAAGAAACTACCGACGATTTTGGCACGACAATCTATGCTTTATTAGACAATTCAAACCAATTTATATTGGTAGAAGAAAGAGAATCCGATGTCGATTTTAATGATACAGTAAAGTATCCCGATGGACAATTGATATATTTTTATGATGTAGATGAAGACGTTGTTAAGAAAATCAATAGAACTACTAATACGTTTGATTTGGATAGAACATATAAGGCAGTATACGGAAGAAGGGACCTTAAATTTCAATATATTCATAATGCCAGTGTTGATAGGAGAATAGATCCTAGTTCTAGTAATATTATTGATTTGTTTTTATTAACAAGATCTTATGATGAATCTTTTAGAATTTATCTTGCAGGGGGTTCTTCGATAGAACCAGAACCTCCTTCTACTGATTCGTTAAGAACAACGTTTGGAAGCAATCTTTTATCTATAAAATCAATAAGTGATGAAATTGTTTTTCATCCTGTAAAATTTAAAATATTATTTGGTGCAAAAGCAGATTCTAAATTACAGGCTACCTTTAAGGTTGTTAAAAATCCCAATCAAACAGTAAACGACAACGATTTAAAAGTTAGAGTTATACAGGCTATAAACAATTTCTTTGATATTAATAATTGGGATTTCGGCGATAGATTTTATATCGGTGAGCTAACAACTTATATTTTGAATTCGACATCGCCTGATCTTAGTAATATTGTAATTGTACCTAAACAGGCAAATCAAGTTTTTGGTAGTCTATTTGAAATTCAAAGTAAAGCTGATGAAATCTTAATAAGTGGAGCAACAGTTGATGACATAGAAATTGTATCAGCTATAACTGCGGCTGAAATCGGCTCGAATGTTGAAAATGTAATTACGGTGACATAAAATATGGCAGATAAATTTTATCCAGATAGCAAAATTCCTATAAGAAGAACTGTAGAATTATTGCCTACAGTTTTTCAAACTGATACGAACGATAAGTTTTTATCAGGAGTATTAGATCCCCTGGTCCAACCTGGGGTTTTAGATAAAGTCGTTGGTTATATAGGAAGAAGATACGGTAAAACATTTAATGGCTCTGACATATATGTTGATACCGACGATACATTGAGAAGTAGATATCAATTAGAACCTGGCGTAATTTATAAAACACATGATAAAATAGAAAATTTTTATGATTATATAGATTTTAAGAATCAATTAAAATTTTTTGCTAATGACGATGAACGCGATGATAAGATAACAGAACAAACACATTACACATGGAATCCTCCTATCGATTGGGATAAATTTGTAAATTATCGAGAATACTATTGGGTACCAAGCGGCCCGCCTAGCATTCCTATACTCGGACAGAGTGCTAATATTACTAGTACATATAAAGTAGTTTTAGGAAGCACAGCTAATAGCTTTATCTTTACACCCGACTCGTATACTAACAATCCAACATTAACATTGTATAGAGGACAAACTTATAAGTTTAGAATTAATGTACCGGGACAGGGATTTTCTATTAGAACCAATTTTGATACAGGTTCGTTAATATTCATTCCGTCGTTTGGATATCCTGCAGGGAGTTTAGCAGTATACGATTCAAAATTATGGAGAGCTAAACGAGATATTTCTCCAAGCGACGGCAGTTCTATTACTATAGATAGCGAGGATTGGGAATATTTAGAGCCAGCTTCCTCTGGCGATGCTTTAGAATACAGCAAAGGGGTTACAAATAATGGCATAGAAAATGGAACCTTGACTTTTACTGTTCCATATGATGCCCCTGATGTTCTGTATTATCAAAGTTTAATTACACCTGATTGTTTTGGTAGATTTATAATTGCTGATATCGAAGCTAACACGTTTATCAATGTTGATCAAGAAATCGTTGGAAAAAGTTCTTATACCTCAAGTAATGGTATAGAATTTTCTAATGGTATGGTAGTTGAATTTAAAGGAAGCGTTTCGCCAACAAAGTATTCTGTGGATACTTGGTTAGTTGAGGGTGTAGGCAGGGCTATCACCTTAACTCGATTCAATGATTTAATATCGCCGGTGCTTACTTCGGATGTGCCAGAGATTTTATTTGATAATGCAGGGTTTGATACTGAACCGTTTGACGATGCCGCAACGTATCCTACCTACAAAGACTACATCACTATAGCTAGAGATAGTTTAGATAGGAATCCTTGGAGTAGATATAATAGATGGTTTCACCGAGCTGTCCTTGAAAAATCATTTCAGCTGAGAGGTCAAGATTTTGATTCAACAGAAGCTACTAGGGCTAAACGACCCATCGTAGAATTTTATGCCAATTTGCAGTTATTCAATCATGGTGCTAGTAGTAAAGATACTGTTGATTACCTAGATGATTTTACAACAGATGTTTTTTCAAAAATCGAGGGTAGTACAGGATATAATATCGACGGCGAATTTTTATTTGCAGGAGCTAGAATTCTAGTCATAGCAGATACAGATCTGCTGGCTAATAATAAAATTTACGAAGTTGAGTTTATAACTCATCAAGGAATAAAACAGATCCATTTGAGAGAAACATTAGATACAATTTCTAATGTCGGAGATGGAGTATTAGTGCGACGAGGAAAAAAGAACGGGGGCAAAATGTTTTACTTCGACGGCAATAAATGGTCGTTGAGTCAACAAAAAACTTCAGTAAATCAACCGCCTCTATTTGATATATTTGATAGAAATGGTGTTAGCTTTGCGGATCCATCAACATATCCCACTAGTACCTTTGTAGGATCAAAATTATTAGGCTATTCTAAAGGCATAGGTAAAGTAGATCCGGAATTAGGTTTTCAACTAAGTTATCTGAATATTAACAATGTAGGTGATATTCAATTTGATTGGAATTTTGATACTGACATTGTCGAGTATGTAGAAAACAAAATAATCAAAACAATCAATATATCTACAGGTTTTTTTAAATTCAATCCCAACAACACTTATGATAATGGTTGGTTGGAAATGAATACTGATTACTTGCAGCCAATTATCGATAGTAAAGTTTTAGTTAACGATACTAATACAATCGAATTTAAGACTATTGATTGGTCAAAATTGTCAGATGAAAGCATCGTTAACGTTTATGTTAACGATAAAAGATATTTAGGATCATATGAAATAAAGGGAAATACTTTTACTTTTGCAGAAAATATAGCTGCTAAATCTACAGTCTCATTAAAGATTATTGCTGATCTTGAACCAATAGAAGGATTTTATGAAATTCCAATAGGACTAGAAAAAAATCCGTTCAATGATCCTCTAAAATCATTTACTCTAGGACAGGCCATAGATCATGTAACATCGGCGTTAGAATTTAGTAATTCCTTGATCGGATCTATTCCGGGAAATTCAAATTTGCGAGATTTGTTTAATTTTCAATCTTTCGGTAAAAGATTTATTAAGCATTCTGGATTGACTTCGTTAAGCATGATGTTGTTATGTGACAAGACTCACAACATAATAAAATCTATACAATATTCTAAAAAAGCTTATACAGAATTTAAATCTAATTTTTTAGCCAAAGCGATCGAAATAGAATACAATGATAATATCATTGATTTTGTTGATGATGTTATTAATAATCTAACAAAAACAAAAGATTCAAACAGTCCATTCTATGATAGTGATATGATAGGGGCTGGAGCTTATTCTAAAATTGTTTATGTGGTAGAAGATACTGGAATTCAAACATATTCTCTATCTGAAAAATTTGATCTTTCTACATTAAGCAAGAAAGCAGTATATGTGTATCAAAACAATCAGCAATTGATTAACGATAGAGATTATATTTTTGATTCTACTTTTGGATTTGTACGTTTAAAAGTTAATTTAAACTCCAATGATGTTATTGAAATTAGAGAATATATTTCTACTTCAACAAATCATATTCCTCCAACACCTACTTCTATGGGGTTGTATAAAAAATATACCCCTCAAAAATTTATAGATGACACCTATATTGAACCAAGAGAGGTGATAATAGGACATGATGGAAGTATAACTGCTGCATACGGTGATTTTAGAGATGAATTATTATTAGAATTAGAACTAAGAATTTATAACAACATCAAGGCTGAATACAACAGAAGTATTTTTGATATAGATCAAATTTTATCAGGATATTACGGAGTAGGTGCTTATAAAAAATCTCAATTTGATTATATTATTAGTCAAGAATTTTTTAAATGGATTCAGAATACAAATATCAATTACACACTGAATACCTATTTTGATAGTCAAAATTCTTTCACCTACACATATTCAAACATGACAGATCCAACAAAAACTGTCAATCTTCCAGGATATTGGAGAGGTGTGTATCAATGGTTCTACGATACAGATCGACCACATAGATGCCCATGGGAAATGTTAGGATTTTCACAACAGCCGAGTTGGTGGGAAGAACAATACGGTCCTGCACCTTATACAAAAAACAATTTGATTTTATGGGAAGATCTTCAAGCAGGTGTAATAAGACAAGGAGATAGAGCAGGAAGACATAGTAGATATGCTAGACCTAACATATTAAATCACATTCCGGTAGATGGTGATGGAAAACTATTAAGTCCTCTTGATTCTGGATTAGCGCAAGATTTTTCTTTGATTAATAATCAAGGTGCGTTTGTATTAGGTGATACAGCTCCCGTTGAATATGCGTGGAGATCCAGTTCTGAATATCCTTTTGCTATTATTATAGCTATGTGTTTAATGAAACCTTTTGATTTCATAGCTGACAGTTTTGATAGATCGAAAATTGTATTGAATCAGTTAGGACAGTTAGTTAATAAAGATTCATATACATTTACCTCTAAAAATGATATAACAAAATATTCATTAGATGATCCGTCTGTTGGATTATTGAAGTATCTAGTAGCGTACATTAAATCTAAAGGAATAAACACTAGCACAATAACAGATAAGATTAATAATTTAGATGTAGCATTATCTTATCGAATGAGTGGATTTGTTGATCAGCAACAGCAGAAATTCTTATTAGATAGTAAAAGCCCTGCAGCGACTACTGCAAGTATTTTTATCCCGCCTGAAAATTACGATATTATTTTTAATATAAGCTCACCAATCGCCAATATAACATATAGCGGAGTTATATTAGAAAAGACCAATGGAGGTTGGGTAATAACCGGATATGATGATATTAATCCTTATTTCTATTATTACCAAGCTCAACCTAACAGCAAAGATCCTTTAATATCAGTCGGCGGTATAAGTGAAGTATTCACAGTGTGGATTGAAAATAAAAACTACAGTAATGGTTCTTTAGTAAGATATAATAATAATTATTTTAGATCTCTTAAAACTCACAACAGTGGAGAGTTTTTTGATCCAGCTAACTGGAAAAAATTAAATGATTTGCCTAAGGTTGGTGCTATCGAGGCTTATAGACGAAGAGTTTTCAACACTTTAAGCGTTAAGAAACTAAGTTACGGGACACAGTTTACATCTATCCAACAAGTAATTGATTTTCTATTAGGCTATGAAAATTATTTAATTTCCATAGGATTCGTTTTCGATAGATACGATCCCCAGAATAAAACTAGCCAAAATTGGCTTTCATCTTCTAAAGAATTTATGTTCTGGACAAAACACAATTGGGAAATTGGTTCGATCATTTCTCTAAGCCCTGCCGCAGAAAAAATAAATTTAACCATGGCTGTGGGTGTACCTGATAATATTTTAGATGGTTTTTATAATTATGGAATTCTAAAAGGAGACGGAAAACCTCTTCAACCACAATTTATTAATGTAAACAGATCTAATCAAAATATCACTGTTGAAACAACTAATACTTCTGATGGTATCTATTATCTAAAATTGTATTATGTTCTAAAAGAGCATGTTACGATATTTGACGACAGAACAGTTTTTAATGATATCATCTACGATAAGACCACAGGATATAGACAGGGAAGAATAAAAGTTCAAGGATTTAGAACTACAGACTGGGATGGAGATTATACGAGCCCAGGATTTATATTTGATAATGTAAACATACAAACCTGGCAACCTTACAAAGACTATAAACTAGGTGATATTGTTACTTATAAAGCTTATAATTGGGTCAGCTTACAAAATCAATTAGGGTCTGAATTTTTTGATGACAATGTTTGGAGTAAACTAGACTCTACTCCTACTAAATCTTTGATTCCTAATTTTGATTATAAGATTAATCAGTTTTATGATTATTTTGATGTTTCTTCTGAAGGCGTAAGTCAAAGTCAAAGAGATCTAGCCCGTCATACTGTTGGTTATCAATCTAGAAATTATTTACAAAATTTAGCAGAAGATCCTATAACACAGTTTCAATTATATCAGGGATTTATAAAAGAAAAAGGAACTAATAATTCTATAACTAAAATTTTTGGAAAGTTAAGTAGATCTGGAAGTGATAGTATAGAATTAAATGAAGAATGGGCGTTCTTACTTGGAAGATTAGGAGGAACTGATCAGCTAACAGAAGTTGAAATACAACTCGAAAGAAATAAATTTGAGATCAATCCACAAGTATTTTTAATAGAAGAAAATGAATCTTTAATAGATATTGATCAAAATTATAGATTAACTATTTCAGATTTTACGATACCAACCATTCCTTATAGTGTTGACATCAACACTATGTCATTTGAAACCGAACCTACATTTACTGCTGGTTATGTTTCCATAGGACAATATGAACTGGTTATTCAGAATATAGAAGATTTGATTAATCTGGATATTAACACTGTAAATGAAAATGATCATATCTGGATAACATTTTATAAAGATTCTTGGACAGTTTTTAGATTAAACGAATTATCTTTATTAAGTTTAGAAGGAGTTAACAGATTATCAACAACTAGTGTAGAAATAAAATTTAATCGTAGACATAATTTTGCAGTAAATGATTATGTCGGATTTAGAGACATAATTAATCTAGTTGGCTTTTTTAAAATTATTTCTATTTCCAATGTTGCTATTACAATTGAAGTATCTAGCACTAGTCTTGATCCTGAATTAGATTCAAGTACCACAACACGCCCTCATGCATTTACGGAGTGCAGATTTGATTCTTATTCAAATATCTCTCAGGGATTGGCAGCTTTATACTTTAACGGATCTAAAATATTTGTAGATGATAATGGTGAAAATTTATGGGAAGTTGTAGAAAAACAAAAACAGTATAGTGCTAAATTTTTATCAGATTATGGAACATCGACTCCATTAAGAACCGGAGAAAAAGTAATTTATGATAACATTAATAAACATGTTATTACAGGTGTGCCCGGTTCAGGATTAGTTTTAGTATATGCTGAATCATTAACAGGATTACAATTAAAACAGATTGTATCTCCTCCTACTGGATTTTTTAATAATGTTTTAGGTTCGTTTGGATCTAAGATGGCAATAAGTCCTGATTCAAAATATTTGATAGTAGGAGCACCATTAGCTAGCGGTATTACCTCAAATTATAAAGGAGAATGGGAACCTAGTAAGTTTTATGAACCGGAAGACATTGTTTTATATGGTGGTCGCTTATGGAAGGCTAAAAATGCTAACAGTGCCTTACCCGACGGCAGTACAGAATTAGCCATTAATACTGATGATTGGGAATTAGCCGAAATAATACCTGCATTAACTTCTGGTAATGCCGAAGGTTATTATCAACAGGGTATTATTTCTATTTACGAGTATGCCAACGGATCTTATACTATATCTCAAACATTTATAAGCCCAAGGCCAGCAGACAATGAATTTTTTGGATCTGAGATATCAATTAGTAAATCTGGAAATAGCTATTATCTGAGTGTGTCTGCCACAGGCAGTTATAACAATACTGGTAGAGTATATCTTTACAAGTATGAAAATTCTACATGGAAACATCTAGAAAATATTAGATATAAAGGAATTTATGATCCCCTTGCATCGTATTATTCGGGTGATATAGTTTGGCAAGCAGCACAAGATCCTGAGGCTGAGGGAGTAAGAGGGAATCTATGGACATCATTAGAAGACTCTACAGCTGATGGCAGTACTTTATCGATGGATAATTCTGGATGGGTCAAAATTGGTAAAATTTCAACCCACTGTTCTTTACCTACTAATGTTGCTTTAGAGGACGACGGATCGACTTTAGAGTTTGCTTATACTGGTTTACTTTCTAATGATCAAATAGCAGAACTAATAAAAGCGGGCGATAAGTTTGGCACTTCGATGGCCATGAACAGCGATGGCAGCATTTTAGTAATAGGAGCTCCGGAAGCAGACGGACAATTTTTTGCTAATTATAGGGGAATGTGGCGCCCGGATGTTGAATATATCGAAGGTGAAGTTGTCAGATATGTGTCGTCTGTTGAAGGCGCTCCTATCACAGAATACCAGTATTATAAATTAGAAGGTTTTTCAATAGCGGCAGATTCTA